TATCATAGAATATTAAAACCTTCTGGAAAAATGTTTATTAGAGTTTTCAATAAAGATGACGATACACCTAATCCTATTTTTCCTGTAAATGAAAGTGGAACTATGCCTGTATTTGGATATAGTGAGTCTGTATTTATTAATCACATTAAAGATTGTTTTAATGTTGAATATAAAAAATATGATCCTAACTATGGTATGCACGGTCAAGGATGTAATTATTATTATTTGGAAAGAAAAGACTAATGATTTGGGAAAGATTAATTAGATTAGAAAAAGATATTATAGAAGTACTAGACAGACATTTAACAGAATACAAAGAACCTGGTATGGAAAGATTCAATAAACCAGGTTGGACAAACCGTACTTGGTCTAATATGAGTGTTAGACGAGCACACGTGGATGTTGTTGACGCCAGAGAAACTAAAGGTCTTTGGATGGCACACATATGTTTATTTCCTATGTTAGAAAATGGTGGACCAATTTATGGTTTTGATGTTATTGCAGGAAAGAAAAAGGTGACAGGTTGCTTCCACGACTTTAGTCCACTATTAAAAAAGGAACATCCTTTAACAAGATATTTTATAGAAGAAACAAAATGGTATAAACCATCAAAGAAAAGAGAATTGCCTGATTGGGCAATGGCGATATTCAGCGAAGGTATGATAGCCGCTGGTAATATAACAGAATTCAAAGAATTAAATCAAATTTGTGAGTTGGCAGTAAGTAATTTAAACTCTTACATAGATAAAATAGGACATTATAACAGCGATTCAAAGAAAGAAGATGTAATAAGAGCACAAAATTTCTATTGCGAACATCAGCAACAAAATCCACACACTCCTAGAGTGATGAAATCTTTAGGATTACCCGAAGAAGACATTAAGTTATTTTGCGCCGATAATCTCTTTCCGAAGATATAATAATTATTATAAATAGTACTACATAGTACGATAAGGGATTAAAATGGCAAAACCAGCAACAAGAGAACAATTAAAACAATATGCTTTAAGGGCATTAGGTAAACCAGTAATAGAGATAAACGTAGATGATGACCAGTTAGAAGATAGACTGGACGAGGCATTACAATACTTTGCCCAATATCATTATGATGGTGTTAAGAGAACATATCTAAAATACAAGTATACCCAAGCAGATAAAGATAGAATTACAGGAACAGATACAACCGAAGTTGCTAGTAAGACTTATGGTGACTCAACTACTGTATCATCTACTTGGCAAGAAGCTAATAGTTATATTATAGTTCCTGAAACTGTATTATCTGTAGTTAATATTTTTCCATTTTCAAACAAAGGCAATTTAAATTTATTTGATGTTAGATATCAATTAAGATTAAATGACCTATATGATTTCTCATCAACGTCTGTTATTAATTATGACGTTGTATTAAGACATTTAGACTTTTTAGACCACGTACTAGTTGGTGAAAAACCTATGAGATTTAATCAACACGATAATAGATTATATGTTGATATGGATTGGAAAAATGATTTACAAGTTGGAGAATATCTTGTAATAGAATGTTTTAGAAAATTAGACCCAGCACAATTTACAGATGTTTATGATGATTTATTTTTAAAGAAATATGTTGTTGCTTTATTTAAAAAACAATGGGGTGCTAATTTATCTAAATTTGGTGGTGTTCAAATGATAGGTGGAGTAACCTTAAATGGACAAGAAATTTATTCACAAGCATTATCAGATATAGAAAATTTAGAACAAAGAATAAGGTCTCAATACGAATTAAACCCAACCTTTATGATAGGATAATGTTATGCCAGTCAATCATTACTTTCAAGGTGGACGAGGCATAGGCAACGCCGCCGAAAAACGATTACACGAAGATTTAATAGTTGAAGGTCTGAAAATTTATGGCCAAGATGTTATGTATCTTCCAAGGACTTTAGTTAATAAAGATTTAATACTTGGTGAAGATGTAACCAGTAAGTTTGATGACTCTTTTAATATTGAAATGTATTTTGAAACTAACCAAGGTTTTGCTGGCGAACAAGAAATAATCAATAAATTTGGATTAGAAATTAGAGATGACACAACACTAGTTGTTTCTAAAAGAAGTTTTGAAAGTCTAGTTGCTAATAAAGCAAACTTAATAGCTGCAGGAAGACCAAATGAAGGTGATATAATTTACTTACCTTTAATGAGTGCTTTCTTTGAAATATTATTTGTAGAAGACCAAGAGCCATTTTATCAATTAGGAAATTTACCAGTTTATAAATTGAAGGTAACTAGATGGGAGTACTCTAGTGAAAAATTAGATACTGGTTTACAAGCAATTGACCAACACGAAGATTCTGCTACGTTGGATCAATTACAATATAGAATTACTTTAGAATATGGACAAGAAGTATTAGATGGTGCAGGATCATTAACGTTAGAAGACTACTTTGACCATTCAACAGGTCAACCATCTTTCTTAATGAAAGAAGACTTTACAGAATCTAATATACAAACACAATCTCCATATGCAGATAATTTAGATTTAAATAAAGAAGCAGGTTATGATACGCTTGATACAGCAGATGATATACTAGACTTTACTGAAAGAAATCCATTTGGAGAGGTAGATGAATAATGTTTGGAACACATTTTTATAATCAAAGTTTAAGAAGACTAACTATAGCATTTGGTCAAATATTCAATAACATAGTAATACAAACTAAATCTAGTACAGGTGCAATTACTAAAAGAATTCGTGTGCCTTTAGCATATGCTCCTAAAGAAAAATTTATTGCTAGATTAGACCAACAAGCTAATTTAGATGAAGGAAGAAAATTTGCTATTGTATTACCTAGAATGGGATTTGAATTAAAAGGATTAAAATATGATCCAAATAGAAAATTAAATAAAATGCAAAAAACAGTTAGAGTTAAAGGTTCTGATTCTACTGTACATAATTTTAACTATACACCTGTACCTTACGATATAAGTTTTAATCTATATTCTTTTACTGCTAATGCAGAAAACGGACTACAAATTATAGAACAAATATTACCATATTTTCAACCAGATTATACGGTAACTATTAATGCAATACCAGAATTAAATATTAAACGTGATGTACCTATTGTTTTAAATGATGTAAATTATGAAGATACTTATGATGGTGGATTTAATACACGTAGAGCTGTTATATATACTTTAGCGTTTACTGCTAAAACATATCTATATGGTCCTATGTCGCAAGCTAAAGTTATTAGAAAATCGCAATCAGACATATATACTGATATAGATACGGTAAATAAAGCAAGAGAAGAAAGAATTATAGTTATACCAAAACCTGAAAATGCAAATGCAGATGACGATTTTGGATTTACAACAACGATTAGTTTCTTTGATGATACAAAGAAATATAATCCAACAACTGGAAGTGATGGTTAATGAGCAAATTGGAAGAAAGTGTTAATGAGATATTGGGTATAGAAGGGAAACCTACTACGGAACAGGTTGAAGAAAAAAAATTTGAACCACCTGTAATAAGAAAAGAAGGAGAGGTTCCTCTTAAAGTTGAAAAAGATATTAATACTGATTATGATTATAGTAGAGAGAGTTATTATAATCTAATAGAAAAAGGTCAAGAAGCAATACAAGGTATTTTAGATATTGCAAAAGAAGGTCAGCATCCTAGAGCATACGAAGTTGCAGGACAATTAATAGGACAAGTTGGACAAACAGTTGATAAACTACAAGACCTACAAAAAAAATTAAAAGATTTAAAAGAAGTGCCTAATAAAACTAATGCCAATATTAAGAATGCTTTATTTGTTGGTTCAACAGCAGAATTACAAAAGATGTTGAATAAACAAAGTATGGAAACTAAAAAAGAAAAGAGGATTGAAAATGAAACTATTGACGGCAAAGCTGAAAGTACCGAATAAGATACCTATTCCATTAAAAGATTTAGTACACATTAAATCTATGCCACCACTAAAAGAAATATTAGATGGTGAAGAGTTGCAAAATCCAATAGAAGTAAAAGAACACGTTGTATCAGACGTACCTAGATATGGTGTTATGGGTATACCATATATTGAAAAAAATTATAGTGTATGGAGAGGTAGTCAAAGAGTACAGGCTGCTAAACAATTAGGTTATACACACATTGAAGGAGTAATTATAAATGAAAGAACATAATTTTAGTGTAAACTCAACTGATAATCATATTGTAGGTTGGACTATAGATGAAAAAATTTGTGATGATTTAATACAATTATTTAAAGATAATAAAGAACATCAAAAAGAAGGTGTGTTAGGTGGTCCTTTTAATGTTAATAAAGAACAAAAAAACTCAATTGATTTAGGTTTACATCCTAATTGGGAAGAAAAAAGATTTGTTGCATATAAGAACGTATTAAAAGAGTGTGCTAGATTATATCAAGAAAAATATCCAGAAGTTAAAAATTTTAATCCTTGGGGATTAACAGAAGGCGCAAATATACAATATTATCCACCAGGTGGAGGATATTTTGTAGAGCATTGTGAAAGAACTTCAAAAATGGAGAATCGTTGTTTAGTATGGATGACTTATTTAAATGATGTACCAAATGGAGGAACGCATTTTAAATATCAAAAGGTAACAACTCCTGCAGAAAAAGGTTTAACATTAATATGGCCAACTGATTTTACACATACACATTGCGGTCAAATATCAGAAACACACGATAAATATATAATAACAGGATGGTTTAATTATCAATGAGTAATACAGACGCATATTTAGGTAATCCGAATTTAAAGAAAGTAAATACACCAGTTGAATTTACTAAAGAAGAAGTTATAGAGTTTACTAAATGTCAAAAAGATCCAATATATTTTATGGAGAAACATATGAAAATTGTTTCCCTAGATGAAGGACTTGTACCTTTTAAAATGTTTGACTTTCAAAAAAAGATAGTTAGAACAATAGACCAAAATAGATTTACAATTTGCAAATTACCTAGACAATCAGGTAAGTCAACAACAACAATTGCATACTTATTACATTATGCAATATTTAATCCCAATTCAAATATAGCAATACTTGCCAATAAATCTTCTACTGCTAGAGATATACTAGGAAGATTACAATTAGCATATGAGAATTTACCAAAGTATATACAACAAGGTGTTATTAATTGGAACAAAGGTAATATAGAATTAGAAAATAAATCAACTATTATTGCGGCCGCTACGTCTTCAAGTGCAATAAGAGGAGGTTCATTTAATATAATATTTCTTGATGAGTTTGCTTTCGTACCTGCTAATATAGCAGAAATGTTTTTTAGTTCCGTTTATCCTACAATATCATCTGGTAAAAGTACAAAAATGATTATAGTTTCTACTCCCCACGGGATGAATCAGTTTTATAAATTATGGCAAGACGCTCAAAATAAGCAAAATGATTATATACCTATTGAAGTACATTGGTCAGAAGTTCCAGGAAGAGATGAAAAATGGAAAGAAATGACTATAAGAAATACTTCCGAGGCACAGTTTCAACAAGAGTTTGAGTGTGAATTTTTAGGATCAGTAGATACATTAATTGCACCAGTTAAGATTAAACAAACTCCTTATATGACACCACTAACTTCAAAAGGCGGAGTAGATATGTTTGAAAGACCTGCTAAAGGTCATCAATATGTATGTACCGTTGACGTATCAAGAGGTGTAGATAAAGATTTTTCAGCGTTTCTAGTTATAGACGTTTCCTCAATGCCTTATAAAGTTGTAGCAAAATATCGTAGTCAAGATATTAAACCAATTTTATTTCCACACATAATTGATAAAATTGCTAAGGCATATAACAAAGCAGAAATACTTGTAGAAACAAATGATATAGGACAACAAATAGCAGAATCTTTAAATTATGAATTAGAATATCCTAATCTATTAATGACTACACAAAAAGGAAGAGCAGGACAAATATTAGGTGCTATGTATAGTGGTCGTGGTTCTGGTTTTGGTGTACGTATGACAAAACAGATTAAAAGAATTGGTTGTGCTAATATTAAGTCATTAATTGAAGGAGATAAAATGATTATTAATGACTTTAATATCATAGAGGAGATGTCAACTTTTGCTCGTAGAGGAAGTTCCTGGCAGGCAGAAGAAGGTTGTAATGATGATTTAATGATGTGCTTAGTCATATTTGGATGGCTATCTAATCAACCTTTTTTCAAAGAGATGACTAATACCAATGCTAGACAACAATTATATGAGGAACAAGAGAAATTAATAGAGCAAGATATGGCCCCTTTTGGTTTTGTAGATGATGGAACACCTGAGGAAGAGAAGGTTGAAGTAGATGAATATGGTACTGTATGGTATCCTGTGACCAGGAAAGGGCACTAAAAACAAGGTTTATATAAATATCTGTAGTAATGAATTTTGACTATGGCTGTAAGAAAACTTACAAAATATGCGAAAATATAAAATTAAATTAGCTAATTAAAAGGAGAAAACCTAATGGCATTTCAAGTATCACCAGGTGTTCTCGTACAGGAAAAAGACTTAACAAGAATTATTCCTGCTGTATCAACATCTACAGGCGCTTTTGCTGGAAGTTTCAACAAAGGTCCTTTAGACGAAATTGTGTCAATCAGCTCGGAACAAGATTTAGTAAGCACGTTTGGTAAACCAGACACTTCAAACTTTGAAGGTTGGTTTTCAGCTGCAAACTTCTTGCAATATTCTAATGCTTTAAGGATTGTCCGTGTAGAGAATACATCGGTATCAAACGCAACTGAATCAGGTTCAGCGTTTGTTATAAAAAATACTACTGATTACCAAAACAATTATGCTGACGGTTCTGCTTCTGTAGGATTATGGGCTAGTAGAACAGCTGGATCTTGGGGAAATAGTTTATCTATATCTTCTTGTCCTTCTGCTACTGCTTATGAAGAAACTAGTAAGACAACTGTTTCAGACGCTTCAACAAGTGTCGGAGATACTGTGGTTACTGTTGCTTCTGCTACAGGAATAAGTGCTGGCGATATAGTTAATTTTGGAGACGCTTACGAATATAGAGTTATTAGTGTTGCAACTAATGATTTAAATATTGTACGTAAAGAAGAGCCTCAATACTTTGGCACTTCTGATTCATCTGGTTTACAAGCAAGTATCACAAACGGTGCTGCTGTAAGACGAAGATGGAGATATTATGATTTATTTAATAAAGCTCCTGGAACATCAACTTTCGTTCAAGCAAGAGGCGGTAGTGGAGACGAACTACACGTTGTTGTAATTGACGAAGATGGTGAGATTTCTGGAACAAAAGGTGAGATATTAGAAAGATTTGAAGCTGTTTCAAAAGCTTCAGATGGTAAATCTGCTCAAGGTGATAGTAATTATTACGTTGATGTTATTTACAGAAAATCTAATTATATCTACTGGATGGACCACAATTCTGCAGGATCAAATTGGGGAACTGCTGCTTCTGGCACAACTTATACTGCTGTAAGTACTGTATCTAATGTATCATTATCAAATGGTGCAAACGGATCAGCTGCTACAATAGGACAAACTAAAACTGCTTACGAAAAATTTGAAGACGCTGAAACATCGGACGTTGGATTAATCATAGCAGGTGCTGGAGACGCAACTCACATTGACAACTTAATCACAATCGCTGAGAAAAGAAAAGACTGTTTAGTTTTTGCTTCTCCAGAGAGAAGTGATGTAGTTAATGTATCCAATGCAAATACACAAAAAGATAATGTAATCGGTTTCTTTAATGCAATCGCTTCATCTTCTTATGTGTCTTTTGATAGTGGTTACAAATATATGTACGACAGATATAGCGATGTTTATAGATATGTACCTTTAAATGGCGATATGGCAGGATTATCTGCTAGAACTGATTTAATCGCAGACGCTTGGTATTCACCAGCAGGATTAAATAGAGGTATCGTTAGAGGTGCAGTTAAACTAGCTTTCAATCCAACACAATCTCAAAGAGATGAATTATACAGAGCAAGAATCAATCCTGTGGTAACATTCCCTGGACAAGGTACTGTATTATTCGGAGATAAAACTGGACTGACAACACCAAGCGCTTTTGATAGAATTAACGTTAGACGTTTATTCATCACTTTAGAGAAGGCAATATCAACTGCTTCTAAATTTCAACTATTTGAATTCAATGACGAATTCACTAGAGCGAATTTCAGAAACATTGTAGAACCTTTCCTAAGAGAAGTACAAGGGCGAAGAGG